TAGCCATATCGCGCACAAGTGCGTTTTTATAATTCCTTACGGTCTTTTCGTTTAGGTTCTCATTATATCCCTGCTGCCCGCCTAAAATATCCGCTATTTCCTCGAATGTATAAACCTCCTCTACCTGTTTGCCATTCTCTACCGTTTTCTTTCGCTGTAAATAGCGCATTTCAATTACTTCATAACCCTTTTTGCCTTCAATCTTTTTTAAAGCCTTTTCTATGCGCTCTACATCGTTTTTACTGCGGTTATATGACGCTATTCTGTCCTCTAATAGCTGATCTTCGTCCGGCTTGTCAACCTTGTTTTTCTGATACCTTACAATGCTACCCGATGTTGATTTTTGGATCATTGCTAAATATCCTTCTTCGTCCGCAACGTGTTCCTTTAAAATGTTGAAACAATAAAGAATTTTCTCGGTATTCTTAAACGCCTCGTCTTTCATAGCTTTTTGACGCTCCAACCATGAAATACTATTCATTTTTTTAAATACCTCGTCGATTGTTACCGCTATTGTTTCTTTAATTTCTTTTGCTACCGCCATTTTTAACCTTCCTCCACTTCTCCGAAATATTTTATATACTTGTCCGGCTCGTTTTCGCCGATCCACTTTTTAACCTCTTTTTGGCTTGGCACCTCTAACGTGTTCTCATTTATATTGCGAAAAAATACAACTCCTTTTTTCGTTATGTAAATTTCCTGTACCTTGTATTTGAACGCGTTTACCACGTCGCATATCTTTGTTGCTGTATTAGTATCAAAAAGCCTTGTTACCTCTTTTGCTTTACCGTCTATCATGGTTTGATATGTTAATATCGCTTTCAATCTGCATTACCTCGCTTTCCTGCTGCCTCTGCTGCGCTATTACCTTTGTTTGAAATACCTGCAATGCTTCGTATTGTCGGCGGTGTTTTTCTTTATTACTTATAAACGCCGTCGCCGCCTCTTTTAATGCTGTCGCCAACTCTAACGCCGGTTTCTTTACCGCCTCCCATAGATTTAAAATTACTTTCTTGATCTTCTCAAAAGCTGTAATAATGTTTTTTCGGCGTTCCATTATGTAGGTTGCTGCTTTTATTGATATGCTACGCGGTGGGTTAAAACCAAAACGCCTTTTAAACTGTTTCTTTTTCTGCCGTCTGTTCATTTCGTCCTCCTTACAAATAATCTTTTTACGCTTTCTTTGCGCTCATGCAGCCAATATTTAAAAACCGCTTTGTAAAAAGCCTTCGTTTTCTCTTTCATGTTCCCTCCTATGCCTCGTATGTGCTTGTATTGGTCTTTGTTCGCGTTACTTTAACAATTCCTTTCGTTGTAATACTGATTTTCCCTTTTATACCGTTTCCCATATCTACGGTTGCTGATTGAATAAAGCCTTCACATATCGGATAAACAGTTTTATGCAGCAGGTCAACTGCTGCATCGGGAACTATAACCGTTGTGTTATTTTCTCCAAAAAGAAGATCTATTTTGTTATGCGCTCTTTCTTTTTGGCTTTTCTTGTGTGTATATATGCGTGCGTTCACACATTCGCAAGTTTCCGTTGCCAATTCGTCTATTTCCTCTTGGTTCCACTCGCATAATACTTTTCGCATCGCTGCCTGCTTGCAAAATTTACACGATCCTGTTTTTGTTGTTACCCCCCCGCTGTTCGTTCCGCCTTTTCCACAATATCAGCTAACATTGTTTTGTACCTCCTTCGTATAATTTGTTTACTGCCGCCATGATCTCGGCGGCTTTCTTGGTTCCGATGCCCTTTATCTCTGAAATTGCTACCGCAATATCTGAAGGTTTTACCCTGCTGCCCGCTGTCTTTTTGCCGTCCTCGTACCCTGCGTTATACATATTTACTACGAAAGTTTCCATTTGCTTGTGATCCATGCGTTTAACGTTTTTATATTGTTCTCTGTTTAATTTAATACCTTTTGCCATGTGTGCCTCCTATATTTCCTCAATTCCGATTATGTTAATATATTTGCCGATGTATTCCCGCGCCTCTTTGGTTTTTATACATTCGTCCTTTAAAATGGTTCTTAATCTCATGCCCTCGATTTGTGGGCGGCTCAAAGGAACGAATTTTATATTATATCCCGCCTCTTTTGCCTGCCGCTTAACAAAATCTAACTGCGCCAACTTAACCAAATAAGGCATATTGTATTCGTGGGCTAAATATAATGCCGCCTCTGTTTTGCCTATTCTTCTTTCGGGCGTGTATATAATAAAATCTTGTCCGGTTATTTCCTCTACCGCAATTTGTTTACCGAACCGATCCATGCTGTCATGTAGCATCGTAAAACATTCTTTTAATTCCGGTTCGGTGCGTTGCGCCGCTGTCGCGTATATCGCCTCGCGTGTCCGATGTGTGATAAATACGCCGCCCGCTTTTATAATTTCTTTATTTTCTGTCATATACCGGAACCTCCTCCGATCTGCCTTGCAACATACGGCGGCTTTCTCTTATTTCTCCGATTGCGCAAGGCTCTAAACCCAAAATCACATAACCTTCCTTGCAATATTCCGGATCGTTTAATATATAAACAATCTTTTGCAATGTGCATTTTCCGGTGTATTGTTCGCTGTTCCATTCGTTTAATGCTACATAATCGCCGGTATGATATGGGCGATCATTCTTTCTGACCTCAAAACTTTTTGTACCTGCTGCCATTGCCTTGAAAAACTCCGGCAATATTTTTAGCGCATGGATCATAACTCGCCCTCCTCTTTAAAATACTGTGTTATCCCCTCTTTGCAATCTGCGCCGGTATATGGGTTGCATCTTGTGTCTTTCTTTGTGCATCGGTTACATGATGATTTTTCACTTTTATATCTTCTAAGGAATAGTATTAAATCATCGTCACTCATGCGGCGTATTTGGTCTAATCTGCTCATGTGTACCTCCTAAATAACTATAATTTGATGTTTTCCTGCTGCTGCGTTTATCTCTGCTGCCATTCCCTCGCTTATCCCATGCCTTGCGCCTATTATGATTGTGTCGCAGGCGTTTAGAATATCTCGCCCGGCTTTTAATCCTTGTCGCCGCTGCATCGGTATATTGTCATTTAATACCTGTGTTAAATATAAATGAGTTGTGATTGGTGTATATCCTAATTGCAAGGCAAGTTTTGTTAAATGCCTTGCGTATAAGATATTTCGCGCTTTTTCTAAGATATTGCCGCGGTATGGACTGCATATATAGGCTAAATTATTTTTCATATTTTGCACCTATGCAGCAGGTTTTTACATCTGCTGCCCTTTGTATTTTGCTATGTTTTCTATTGCCTCTTTTGCCTTATCTGTAATAAATCGTGCGTATTTCGGGTTTTTACCCGCCATTCCCGCCGCCGTTCTTGATATGCCGCACATAAACGCGGTTTTGTCTGCGCCGGTGTCAATTTCCTTTTTAGCCTCTCTTTCCATAGCCTCAAACCACTTTGTTATTTCTTCCTCTGTCATTTCGCTTGCCTCAAAAGCGGAATATAAAATTAACATCGCGTTTATAGCTGTATCAAAATGTTTTCCGATCTCTGCTCTGTCGATAGCTGCCTGCCGCGTATTGTTTCCGTTTCCGCGTGTGACTTGCGCCTGCAAAATCGGTTTTAACTGCCTTAATCCCGCTATACTTGCCTCTAAATCTTCCTGCTTTACGCCTACTTTTACATATCCGTTACCCATGTTCTCAACGCTCATATTATTTACCTGCTCTTTCTTTGCATTTCATCATAAGATCCTGCAATATATAAATTTCGCTTTCCGTCAAGTAATTACTAACTGAAACTAATTCTTTCGCTGTGCGGTTCGCCCAATATTTCAAGTCGCTTTCAATTTCTGTTATCTCAATTACTTTCGTGTAGATCATAAGATCTATAAGTTCCGCTAAATCGTCGTAAATCAATAACGCCTGCTGCCCGGCTTTTAGTCTTGCAACCTCTAACCCTTCGTTTGTTAAAACCGCTGTGCATTGTTCCGGCTCCGATCCTTTGAATACAAACGGTGTATTTAACCCTGCGTAATCTGCGATATACTCCCATTTTGCGCCGGTGTTCTCTTTCCAACCTTTCCAAAAATTGCTATCGAATAGATCGGGGCTTAAAATCGCCTCCATGAAATACATAATCCGCATACCGTTATATTCTTTGTTCATATTGATTTTGCCGTTAATAATAAGGCTTGCGCGATCTGTATTATCCGGTGCAGGTGCATTGTATGTTATTTTTGTTTCCGGTTCGGTTGTAATATGCTGCTGTGGCTCGTCCTGCGCCTCATTTCCGGCTTTTTCCGGTTCCTTCGGTGTTTCTTTCGTTTCTGCCTCTTTTGGCTGTTCTGTGGTCTGTTCCTGTGTCTTTTCCGGTTCTTTTACCGTCTTAACTTCTTTTGCGGTTAATGATCCGGTTTCTTTGTATGTGTCGTATAACACCTGCTGCGCTGCCTCGTCTAATCCTGCTATTTCGTTTGCGGCGTTTGTACTTATCTTTCCCGCTGCAAATTCAGCCTTAAACGGTTCTATTAACTTGCTGTCTATGTGTTCCAATGTTCCTATTTTTGTTTTGTTTGTTCCCAAAAAATCAGCAATTACATTTTGCATCTTTCCCGGTATTTTATTATCTTTCTGCCATTCTTCCAAAAGCTGCCGAACCTCTTTTATTTCCTGCATCTTTTCGTAATCGGTTCTTTCACGCTGCGTTGAATTGGTAAAAATCAAAATCAACCGGTTTTTTATGCTATCCTCTGCCGTTTCGATTTTGCAAGGGATCATTTCATACTCTGTTTTACCCTCTGCAATTAGTTTTAATATTGCAAGCCTTCTTTTATGCCCGGCTATAATCTCGTATTCATCGGTACCCGGTATCGGTTTTACAACCGGGTATTGCTGTATGCCTACTAACTCAATCGTGCGGGCAGTTTCCTCGATCTCTTTATCGTCCATGTGGTAGAAATTTTCTTTACCTGCTGCCGGTCTTAATTTATGTACGCTCAATTTAACCGGTTTCCAATCGCTCTTTACCTCTTTTTTGCTTTCGGCATTTAAAAAATTGTTAATGTCAAATCCCATTGCGTGCCTCCTTGTACCTAAATTGGGTATCGTCTAGTAAATACTAGGCGTTACGGTATTTTTACATCGTGTAATTTGGTGTTCAGCTTATACCAACCGTCCAACTCTAAAATAAATGTTATGTCGCCGGTTTTGGCACTTACCTGCGTTATAATGTCCGTTACGTCCATTGTCTGCGTTTTGCCGCCCTTCTCAAATTGGATCTTGTCGCCTATCTCATAAGGGCATTTCGCTTTAAACTTAATTTTCTGCATCTTCGCCCTCCAAATATTCCAATACGAATTTTTTATAATCCTGTGCGGCTCCGCATCTTACGGAATATTCCACAAGCGGCATTTTTGCAAATGTGCTTTCGTTTACTTTCTTTTCCGTCCTGCGGATCCATTGGTTAAATACCGGTACATTATGCGCCTTTAACCATTCTATTCCTTGATTGTTTACATCGTTGTTTTGATACTGTGTAATGACGCACCCTGCAAAATGTAAGTTCTCGTTAAAATCTTCCTGCACCTGTGCGATTTGCTCCATAAGAATGTCTAAGCCGTCAAAAGAGTATTGATCCATAAATACCGGTACTATTACATCGTTTGACGTTACAAGGGCGTTAATGATACTCATGTTAATATCGGGCGCGTTATCTATGATGCAATAATCGTATGCCTCTGTAAGTGGTAAATAGTCGAATTTCGCCCAACCATGATCTAAAACCTTGCTGTTACTCAATGCCTTTTTAAATCTCGTCTGCTGCTGCCTGCCGGTATCTACAATAGTTCGCAAGTTTGCCTCTAATAAATCCATATTCGCGGTTATAATGTCGATGTTTTCGTAATCTGTTTTTTTGATTATTTCCGATACATCAATATTTCTTTCTAACATCATGCGCGCAACGGTGTTTTTGTCCTCTGTGTCGTACTTCTTAAACGCCTTTGATGTGTTCCCCTGCTTGTCATTGTCGATAATTAAAACTTTCTTGTTATGTACTGCTGCCAACGTGTACGCCATGTTTACGGCTGTCGTGGTCTTTGCTACGCCACCTTTTAAGCTGATGATTGAAATTGTTTGCATTTGCTTATCCTCCTTATTCGTGCATTTTTAGCATTTCTGC